TTGAATAAATCATGGTCTGTGTTTGGTACTGATATTCCGGTTGTATCAATAAAGACCGGGCAGGGATTGAGAGCAAACACCCTGACTGATAAGATAGGCGTAAAGGCATTACCCTATTGGGGATCAACAAAAACGGTTCGGAGGAAACTAACATGAAATGTCTCTTTCATTGGGGATCGCACATGCCGGTTTTATCCCGGTTATTATCTATGACAACGGGCGATGTTTTAGAAATAGGCATGGGTATTTATAGCACGCCATTGTTGCATTGGACTTGCATTGAGCAGAACCGGAAACTGGTATCCATCGAAAACAATACTGATTATTACAAGATGTTTGAGCGTGAAAGAAACCCGCTGCATTTACGTTTTCTATGGAATAACCTGATGGAAGTAAATATTATAAACAAGTGGGATATTGTATTCATAGATTCGGAACCTGGTTCACAACGCAAAGAACTGGCTATGAAGTACGCTGACAGCTCTAAGTTTATTATCTTGCATGACAGTGAATTGATCTGCAATATGCACTATAATTACAGTCAGATAATCCCGCTGTTCAAATATTCGCATAACTGTGAAAGGTTTACCCCAAATACATTAGTGTTAAGCAACACCGAAAATCTGGATTTCTTGAATGACTTATGACTTATCGGTAATAATTCCAGCCAGAAATGAAATGTTCCTCAGTAGAACCATTGAGGATATTCTGGAACATTCGACTGCCAACACGGAGATTATTACCGTTCTGGACGGACAATGGGCTGATCCGGTTATCGCACAGCATCCGAGAGTAACCGTTATTTACCATGCCGAAAGCATAGGGCAGCGGGCGGCCTGCAATGAAGCGGTAAAACTATCAACTGCTAAGTATGTGATGAAATGTGATGCTCACTGCTCATTCGCACAAGGGTTTGATACTGTCCTTTTGAATGATATACAGGATGATTGGACAGTCGTATCCACCATGCGCAACCTGTGGGCGTTCGACTGGAAATGTCATAAATGCGGCAAGCGAACATATCAAGGTCCGACTCCAACAGTCTGCGAAAACTGCGGATGTACAGATCAATTCAAACGCCGCATGGTCTGGAAGGCAAAGACCAACCCGGAAAGCAATAGTTATTGTTTTGACAGTACGCCGCATTTCCAATATTTCAAAGAATATAACAGACGCCCTGAAGGTCAAGGGGATTTGACTGAAACCATGAGTTTACAGGGGTCGTGTTTTATGCTCACCCGTGAGAAATGGTGGTCATTGAATATCTGTGACGAAAGCCTGGGGAGTTGGGGATCGCAAGGGCTGGAAGTTGCCTGCAAAACCTGGTTGACTGGGGGGCGGGTAATGGTAAACCATAAGACCTATTATGCGCACCTATTCAGGACTCAGGGTGGCGATTTCAGTTTCCCTTATCCTAACTCACAGAAACAGGTAGATATTGCCAAGAGCAAGATACGTGAAATGCTGTTTGAGAATAAGTTGCCCGGACAGGTTCATCCTTTATCATGGTTGGTAGATAAGTTCGCGCCCGTGCCCGGCTGGAGAACAAATGACAACAACTAAACTCTTAGGCGACGATAGCGGAACTCCAAACAGTAGTATTGGTGCAGCCGGTTATTTACTGACATGTCGCTGGCAAGCCGTAGCGTCTGGCACACTGAATCGCCTTGTCATGGTAATTGCCAATCATGCCGAAAACTTGAAGCTCGGAATTTGGAATGATAGTTCCGGGTCGGCTCATACATTATTAAATTCCGTTGGATCAACTGCCTGCTCAATCGGGTCAAACACAATAGCATTTCCAGATACTGAAATAATCTCAGGTAATTATTACTGGACGGGAATAAACATGGATTACGGAACCGTTTACACGTTCAGTAATCCGGGAAGTAACACATTCAAATATGTTGAGTTGCCATTCTCAAGCGCATTCCCAAATGATCCCGGCGGCGCATCGCTTACCTGTACGATCTGGTGTGCTGGCTATGCGGTAAGTACTTCGTCTGTTTCGGCTAGCCTGTCATCCAGTTTATCGTCCAGTATAAGCTCTTCTCTATCATCGTCATTATCAAGCAGTATATCTGCCAGTCCGTCTATTTCTTCATCAGTATCATCTTCCAAGTCATCGTCAGCATCATCTTCTATATCAGCCAGTCCTTCGATTAGTTCGTCTGTCAGTGCAAGTCCTAGCATATCATCATCGCTAAGTTCCAGTCCGAGCGCCAGCATATCTTCCAGCGTATCGGCTTCTCCGAGTATTTCAGCGAGTGTTAGTTCATCTCTTAGCGCCAGCCCTTCATCCAGTATTAGCTCGTCTTTATCTTCAAGTATATCCGCCTCGCCTTCAATCAGCGCGAGCGTTTCATCGTCTCAATCATCCAGTGTTTCATCGTCTGTCAGCGCAAGTCCGAGTATTAGCTCCAGTGTTTCTTCCAGCCAGTCATCATCGATTAGTCCATCGGTAAGCTCTTCCCTGTCGTCATCTGTTTCAGCCAGCCCGTCCATATCTGCCTCAATAAGTGCATCGGAAAGTTCAAGTGTATCAGCCAGTCCATCAATAAGTTCTAGCGTATCCGCTTCTGAAAGCAGCAGCGTATCTGCATCACCGTCCATATCTGCGAGCATAAGCAGTTCTCAATCATCCTCGGTCAGTGCATCGCCCAGTATTAGTTCCAGCCTATCGGCAAGTCTGTCTATTTCATCAAGTTTATCCAGTTCTATTAGTTCGTCTGTATCTGCCAGCCCGTCAGCATCCGAATCAAGCAGCGTCAGCGCAAGTCCATCTATTTCGTCTAGTGTTTCAGCCAGCGAAAGCTCCAGTATATCTTCAAGTCCGAGTATTTCCAGTTCTGTCTCTTCCAGTCAAAGCGCGAGTGTATCCGCGTCCGTTTCCAGTTCACCGTCATCTTCTCCATCTGCCGGTTCGATTTCATCAAGTGTTAGCTCTTCAATATCATCATCTGTAAGTGCATCTGAAAGTGCGAGTGTTTCTGCTTCGCCCTCTATAAGTTCAAGTTTATCAGCCAGTCCGAGCATTTCATCTTCTCCGAGTTCGAGTATAAGCTCTTCTGTCAGTGCATCACCATCGATTAGTTCAAGCATATCTCAATCGGTAAGCTCTAGTGTTTCAACAAGTCCGAGTATCTCTGCCAGCGAGAGCAGTTCATTATCTGCTTCATTGAGCGCATCTGCTTCTGAGAGTATTTCAAGTTCAGTAAGCGCATCAATCAGCCCCAGTATTTCTTCCAGTCCCAGCAGTAGTATTTCAAGCTCTTTGAGTGCTTCACCATCTATTAGTTCATCAATAAGCTCCAGCATTTCAGCGAGCCCAAGTATTAGCTCGTCGTTGTCGGCTTCACCAAGTCCATCAGCCAGCCCAACTTCAACAGACCGTATATATTATGTCCTGCATGAAAATAGGACTGAAGTAATCGAATTTGAAGATAGAATTGAAATTATCAGTCACGAAAATAGAACAGAGGTGATATGAACACTTATAAAAAAGATCCATCTGCTGTATTGGATTACCAGTTTGATTGGACAGATTGGTTGGCAACGTCTGAAACCATAGCCACTAAAACGATAACCGCATCAACTGGTTTGACGGTAGATTCGTCAACCATTGGCACGGGTACAGTGACCGTCTGGCTATCCAGTGGCACGGCGGGAACTAAATACACCGTAGCCTGCCTGATAACAACAAACCAGGGTCGTACCGATGAACGATCAATCACCATTCAGTGCCTAAACCGGTAAGGAGATCATAATGTCAAATTCAGGACTTATTGCTGATGCCCTGCTACAAACAGACCCTAAACTGTACGCCTCAATTGACGGAGGCAATTCATGGAAATCATCCATAACTCAAAGAGGTGCAAGGGTAAAACTGTACCGTGACTACGAAAGGGGAGATCACCGGGCAGATATGACTGACCAAATGCGGGCAATGCTACGCCTGCGTACAGATGATGCCGGGTTGAATGACTTTAATGATAACTATTGCCGGATTGTAATTGACAAAATGGCAGGTCGCGTTTCTGCTGAAGGTATCAAAACAGACAGTACACAGATAGACGAAAAGTGGTTAGCGCCCATGTTGGATCGTCAGGACTTTCAAGCAGCCGAGGGTATGTGGTGGCGCGGCGCTATCCGAGATGGCGATGCGTTTGTCATGGTTGATCCTGAAACGCTGTTATGGTCATCCGAGCCTGCCTTTGATGGTTATTCCGGCATGGTTGCGATCTATAATCAGATGACCCGCAAACCTGTCTGGGCGTGCAAGCTGTGGACTGAGAGTGATACTCAGGATAATGACGATTCGAGCACACAGAATAAGGTTGTCTATCTGATCGTTTACCAACCGAATAAAATAAGTTACTGGAAAGGCACGGAAGCCGGGCAACAGGTAGAAGCGAACGGTGAAGAAAAGTCATGGCCTACTGAATTACAAGGGCAGATGCCTTTCGTGTCATTTGCCAACCAGCGGGATAATTACACCCGCTACGGCGATAGCGAAATCCGGGTGGCAATCCCCTTGCAGGACGTGCTCAATCGGACAGTTTATTCTATGGTCATGGCTTCTGAATTTGCCGCCTTCCGGGTCAACTGGTCGATTGGTATGGAGATCAGCAGCGCCGGAATTCAGCCGGGCGCGATTATAAACCTGGTGATGAAAAAGGGCGGCGTAGCAGTCGACCCTACACTAGAGCAGATAGAATTCCTGAAAGCCTGCAAAGTCGGTCAGTTCGATTCGTCTGATATTTCACAATACACAAACCAGATCGAAAAGGTCGTCAAGGAAATCAGTCAGGCTACGCAAACGCCTATCTATGGCATTACAGCACAGGGTACTATTTCCGGCGATGCTCTCAAACAATTAGAGATCGGTTTGATCGGT